TCCAAGACAACCGCTCCCATCGGCACAACCTGCGGCGCTTTCTCTACAAAGGTTTCAAAACCTTTCGGGTCACTAAGCGCATAGTTTTTCGCCCATTCTTTTTGCGCCGGAGTGATTTTTCCGGCCTTCAATGCCACGGTAACAGACTCATCTGCGTCGCGCTGGGCATTTTGGGCTTTCAGTGCCTTTAATTCTTCAACAACGTTAATCCCGTCAATCACTCCGCTTTTAAGTTCCATAATCTTCGCAGATACATCTGCAGCCAGAGCACCCGCCTTTAATCCTAAAAGTTCACAGACCGCTTTGTTTGCAATGGCATTTTCTTCTGCTGGCGGCTGTTTTTCTTCCTTCAGTGCTTTATTTTCGTCGATGCAGGCTTTAAGCGCCTCCATGATCTGCTCTTCGGTAGCATCTTCACCCAGGCCAAGCAGTGCGGCAAGTTTCTTCATGTCCATATGGTTTTTACCTCCTTCAACATTTTGTGTGTAGTTTTCTGAATTTACGATGGGATTCATTCCCTCAATCGCAGGGGTATTGGTAAGTGCCAGCGAATGAAGCCCTGTCGCTTTATTATCGGCCTTGCGAACGTTGACCACAGGGGAAAGATAGCGGTATTCTTTATTTTTAAGGTACTCTGCTCCCCGGGGTGTCCACTCGACAACGGCCTTGATTTGACCATCTTCAAGTTTAAGTTCCTTCACCCATCCTGCTGCTGGGGCTTCAACCCCTTTAAGGGTCTGGTGCTCATAGTCCACAACAAGGTCAACGCCGCGCTGGGCAATCTGGTCTTTCATTGCCTTAAAGCTTTCTTCGTCAACATCGAACTCCCCTTTTGAACTTACCACATGGCCAATCGGCAGGACGAAAATGGTATCTGGTACGCCTGTAAGTTCTACATTATCCCCTTTAAGGATAAAGTAATCGTCCATAAATGGTATTCCTCCTTTAGGTCAGGCAGATTCATTCCCCGTTTAACCGCGTTAGTCGGCGTGCGCACGGGGCGTTACTGCTTTTGGTGTAAGTTTCCTCCACTGTAAATAAAAAGGCGATTTAAAAGGCATTTAGAGCGTCGGTATTTTTTTATCCTTTTCATGGTTTTGGTATACTTTTTTCAGTACTTCGGGATAGCTTTTAAAATCAGGCTGAAAACGAACCTTTGCCGGGTTTGTGGAAAAGTGGGGATCGGGAAGTACATTATCTGGTTCCTCTGTTTCCACTACAAGCCCCCTCTGCTTGACCTGACGCTTGGATAAAGTCCTTACCGTACAGCGGCATCTAAAGCCATTAGGCGGAAACCATGTGTCCCAAACTGGACTGTCCGCAGGAAACACCCGCCCATCCATTGCAAGATGACTTGGTCTGGTGCGTGCGTCATTCACTGCGTCATACTGCCAGTAGGGACGAAGCTGCATTACTGATGGGCTTGTCATCTGCTCATAGTGCCCGACGTTGTAGGCTGTCTGAATGTTGGTGCGGAAGATGTTATCCGCCTGAAAAGGAGTAAGCCCCTCATAGCCCTGAGATTCTAAGAAATCATTCATATTGGTCTGGAATTCGTAAAGCGTATTTCCTTCTTCCAGCGCTGTCAGGATTTCCTCATAGAAGTATTTAAGAATCTGGACTTTGGTATAGCCGCTGACGGTAAAAGCAAGGCTGCGATATTCCTCGGCTAGAGCGTAAAACTTGGCTGGTGTAATGGGCACACGTTCTTTGAAATAGCGAACTGCTTCATCAAAGGTCATATCCTCCCGTGAAAAAATCGCATCGATATCAGCCACTTTCCAGCACCCGCCCTTCTAAGTCGGCATAGAGCATGGCCTTTTGCAAAAGCATTTCCATCTCCGATACATCCATAGATGCATAGAGTTTATCTACAGCCTTCTCATTTTCCATCATGGCTTTAAGTTCTTCTAGGCTTTCGGCTTCCTCAATCGCTTTAAAAACAGGAGCAAACGCACGTTTAAAAGTTCCTTTTCCCTTTTTTAATGCTGCATTTGTCAGCTTATCGATACGCTGCTGAGAACCGGGTTTATCTTCCTTAGCTTGATTAAGTACAAGTGGTATCTGTTCGCTGGAAGCCGTGTCTTTAAAAGGCAGATTTTCTATGTCAGTTTTCGGCGCATGGGGCGTGGCAATCTCCTCATCAGCTTCCGGCTCCGGGATAGAAAATTTCTTATAAATAAAGCTTGTCGGAACACGGAGTCCGGTTTTCTCAATGAGTATTCCAAGAATTTCTGCTGTCTGTGTCAGGTCTTCGGATTCCTCACAGTCAAAACGGATGTAGGGGATGCGCTTGTCCTCACCAAAATTGAATAGGCATAAGGGTCGGATAAGGTCGCGCCGAAGAGTAGAAGCCAGCGCCTTGCAGTCCGCTACCGTCAGATCGTGCCGTACGTCGTTATGGGTTTTACTCTGTGCATAGCTTCCACCTCCGGAGTCCGAAGTTAAGGTCTGACCAAGAACTGCCTTTGAGATTTGCTCGTCACAGTACCGGGCAAGCCGCTCATAAAGGTCAGAACTGGAAGTCTTTTCCGTAGTAATAAAATCAATCGTCGTACCGTCTGGAATAATACCCGCAGCATCTGCGCCAATCTGGATGAGCGCCTGCATAAAGGCAAGCTTATCCGCTTCGCTGGCTCCTGGCTGATATTTGCCCAGGCGAAGGGGCAGACCATAGACTTCGGCAAAACTTACCCAGTCTTTGATGTCATAGTTCTTAAACAGATACATCCAGGCCACGACTCGGAGAATACCGGCCCGGGAGGTATGCCCGCTGCGGGCTTTGTACTTATGAACAATAAATTTATTCTCTGGAAGCAGTACACCCTCCGGGAATTCCTCGGTACGAACCTTAAAAGAATCATCCAGGCTGTCCCAAAAGAAACGCTTCTGATGGCGGGACTTGATTTCCTGAACGACAACATGCCCCTCATCATAGCCCCACATAATTTCACTGACCGCAAAACCTTTGCCGATAGCATCCAGCAGATCGGTTTCCACATCTTCAAATCCTTCGATACTACTAAGCTGTTCCTGAATAAAGTCCGCAATATCCTTATCCCGGTCTTCATCCCCAAAGGGAATGATTTCAAAGTCAAGCCCTGTAACCGCATTTTTTCTGGTCTGAAGCTGACTGAACAGATGAGGATCTTTTTCCTCCATCTCTTCGAAAAGCTCCATCTGACGCAGAACATCTCCTGCGTCGGCTTCCTGAAGGATTCTTGCAAGCCGCATCGGTGTGAGCCCATTGGACGGGTATCCGCTGTACTTATCCGTTACCTGGGCAATGGCAATCTCCCGGATTTTAGGATGCTGAAACGGTATGAACGACTGCTGCTGTTTTGGTTTTTTCTTTTTATTCATCCCGCTTCCTCCTTAATACGCCCCATTTTTAAATCCTATAGCACGGGCAATCACAGTTTTATAATCAACTTTTCTTCCTACCTTAATATCCAGAGCCAACTTCACCGCCATCTGTAAGCCGTCCGGGCCGTCGTCATTCTTTCCCATAGGGTATTCCAACATCTGCTTTAGCAAAGTTTTATGCTTCCGGCTGAACTTGATATAGCCATTCTTGACAAAGGGCTGCAAAGACTGGATACGGGCATCCTTGTTTTGGGTGCTGTTGATTTCTTCGATGGGCAGGTACTCGCCGACTGCCGCCGACTTTTGCCGCATAATCTCTGCAAAATAATACTGGAACTGTACGGTTTCAACGCCGAACTTATAGTAAGGGCGTTTAAAGTCCCGCTTTAATCTGCGGCTTGCTTCCAGGGCATCCTCAATGATCTGGTCAGGCTTGCGCTTGGCGATGTCAGCAATCACTACATAGAGATAGCCGGTATAGGTATCCTTTGCCAGTGCAAAAATTGAACTCGTATCCGACTTTTTATTCTTTCCTAAGGATGGGTCATTTGAACCAATAAAGATAAATCTTGCATCGGAAAAGTCAGGGAACAGCTTCCCTTCATCATCCCAGAAATCAAACCATTCCTCCTGAAAGGCACACCTGCCCGGATCGATGGGATCGTTTTGAATCTCACTGTTAAAGGAAGCTTCACCTTCAGATACACGCATAACCATAAGGGCATAGTAAGAAAACTTTTCTTCCCACAAAACCGCCGTACCTTCCAGCATAGCCTCCCGGTTATCCTCAAAGAAAGCCAGGGCTTCCTCTTTCCGATTCGTATTTGCAAGGTCAGTATAGATAGCCTCCCAGGCATCCCATAACTCTGTATTTTCAGCAAAGCTGATTACGCCCTGATATTTAACTGTATCATAACTCGCATTTTTCGCTATGTTGGCCAGCAGGGAATCGAAGTGCAGCAGCGTTCCAATGAACACAATATCGGTATAGGTATCCCCTGCTTTTGATACGGCCTTATTAAACCAGTCCCGAAGTTTCTTTCGCTGTTCCGGGGTGTTGACATTTTCATCATTTTCCAGGTCATCACAGACAATCAGATCAGGCCTCCACTGCTTATGCCGACGGCCACGGATTTTTTTGCCAGAACCGATGGCTTCAATCTTAACTCCGTTGGCCAGCAGGATAACCGAAGCCTTCCAGACTTTTCCCTGCAATTCGCCAAAGTCTTCCCGCAGTGCAGCATTTTCTTCCAGTTCCGTTTTTATATCGGTCAGAAATCCTTCTGCCTGTTCCGAACTGTCCGACAGGATAATGATATAATGCTTATAAGCATAAAGGGCAGCATGGAGATCATCTTTAAAAGTAAAGGTTGTGCTTTTGGCATGGCCTCGCGGTGCTTCGATAGCCCGTCGGCATCCGTCAGCCCGGCTAATTTCTTTCGCATCTGTTTCTGGGTTAAGTCCTTTTAGTACGCCATCCTGCCATATCTTATCAAGCTCCCTGTGAAAACTTGGGGACTTCCGAACAAAGTAGTGCGCCAGGTAAGCCCGTCCAAAGTATTCCAGGTCAAATGCGCCAAGTTTACGCCGCAGCCCATTTGGCCCGGTCAGTTCCTTCCCGGCATGAAATGCTTTAAGAAGCTGCCTCCGGCGTTCAATAAAGTTATCACCACGGACAACATAATTGAGAAAAAGTTCTCGCTGATACGCACGGTTAGAGGCGCTTTCCCGGTCTTCGGGTTCTTCCAGTTTTTCAAGATACTCCGTCAGATCAATCTTCGCCATCCGTCAGCACCTTCTCCCTTGCCCTTAAAAGAACGCTGTGCAGTTCACCCGTAAGCTCCGGGTGCTGCTTAATCGCTGTCATCAGTTCGGCTTCCATCTGGTCAAAGGCAAGTTCCGCCTTCTTTTTCAGATCGGCCCGTACCCGTTTCTCATAGACAGCATTGCGGGAAAGGCTTGCAATCAGGCGGCCCGCTTTATCTAGGGGCATTTCCTGGAAGTCATCCTCGGCAGTACTTACCCGCTGCATCAGCCCGTCCATCAGCACC